CCCACATTGTTTAATGCTTGTGCCACACTTACACCATATTGAGCTGTAGCAGTCAATGACGGAGTGATGGTGTTGATGGTGACAAATGGGCTTTGTTTTTCTAAAGTTTCCCAATGTCCATTACCGTCATTATCTACCCAAGCTTTAGCTCCGGGAACTAAACTATTAACATAGCCAAGAAGAGAAATATCACTAGCTTGACTTACTCGGGCACTTTGTAATTGGAAAATTAATCCAGATCCTGTTACAAAAGATACGTTGGTATTAGTAAAAGTAAAACTTATAGTAAATGTAGTGGGAGATGGTACTCCCAACACACGATAAACTCCATTTATACCATTATTAAAATATTTTATGATGATCAAATCAGCTACTTTTAATCCATGCGGTACACTGAATGTAGCAGTGCTTGTACCGTTTAGATTGTCTGATAGTCTAGTCATCTGTCCTGCGATATCATTTACTCGATAAACTCCCCAGTCATAACTGTTGGTTTTTGCCACCCAAATATATGTACCTATACCTATGGTTGACAAGTTTGCATCTAAACTCGTTGGGCTATTGATATCAAACACAGTTATATCAACGTCATCTAAACTGACATACCCAGCCGATGGTAATGCCGCAGGCAAAGCGGAATTTTCATAAGTTGTAGGCAGTATATTAGTAGAAGTTACAGCATAACTTTCTTTCCAAAGCTGATTGACATACAAACTTTGATTGGCTTGACTAGTTTCACCTGGTTGTATTATTTGTATAGTAGAAGGATTATAAGACAACAATGATTCTATTAATTGTATTTCAACATAGCTTCTGTTGGCACTTGCCCCGTACGTGCCCGATAGTATGCCCCAATTTTCATATATCTGATAGTCACCAGATTCTTTAGAAAGTTTGGCTAAATTAAATACTTCAGCAGCCTGTAATGTGCCTTTGGTACCAATAAACTGTTGATAGAGTTGAACTTGTGACACACCGTTTAAGTTCATATCTGTCATGTACTGACGCGGTCTAAATCCTATCAACCCAAAAGCAAACAAATCGTTGTCACTGGTTAAATTGGCTTGATAAACGTTGTAGGCATTGACTAACTGATTGGCTTTGTTGGCAAGATTGGGCAATAGTCCAGTATCAATCAATTGATATTCGCTTTTGACCCACTCGGCATAATTAAAAGTTTTTTGTGGTTCACTTATTACCAGTGCTTGCCAGTAAACATTTTTGTATAAAACTATATCACCTTTGGTATATTTGGTGTAGGGTTTCCATTGAACTATGTTGTTTAGATTAAGGATAAAACCTTGAGCGTTAAGCTGTCCGTTCCACTCTGTGGTAGTAGATGCTACAAGACTTAATCTTATTTGTCTGGCCGCAGTGATAGGATCGTATATAAGATCATTAAATTGATCGGTATTGTCCAACACTATCATATCTTCATAATTGGTAAATTTAAGAGTTAAAAAGTTTATAGTTTGATTATCAGTAGTTGTGACAGTAAAATTGTTGCCGTCACGATTTACTATCATAGTTCTTACATCTAAAACTTTATAATTTTGATTTAACAACATATTTTCAGGAGTTACACTGGCAATAGTATCAACAATAGATATTGGTTGGCTAGCAGTAATTGAAGTAGCGCAGGGGTTGAGATTTATAATAGTACCAACGCTCCAAGACTGTGTGGCAAAATTTAAAAATTCTGTTGCCATTTGACGCCAGTTTAAAGTATAACCGTTTTCTATATTAGTAAACGTCAATCCTTGACTTTCTAAATAAACTCCGTACCCTAATAGAAAATCACATACACTAGCTGAATTGGTAAATGTATAGCCGTAGGGTATCTGGGTAGTAATCGTAGTAAATTGATTGGGCACTTGTATAACAGTATTGCCGGCAGTGATGGTAACGTATGTGCCGGCAGGATTGCTGACTTGTGCTGTAAAATAAGGATTTACATTACTATATCCGTAAACTGTATAGCCTATGCTGCCATTTTCCAACTGCGTTACTTCTACTATTACCGAGCTATAAGTAACGCTGTTGAACGGTTGATTTTTATAAAATAATATATTGTAACTTGATGGCGGTATCAAGAGACTGTTGTTTGTAGATCTAGGGCCAACACGTTCTGTACTTATTTGTACATACACAGGATCACTAAAGGCTGCCATGCGATAACATAGTCTTACATCTAAGTTAGATAAATCGTTAGTCAATGCCTCGGTGCTATTGAGTCCTGTCTGCTGATTATAGTCAACAATCCAGTTAATATAAGATGCTTTGCTTAGTCCATTTCCATAGACCTGAACTCCTGATGCGTTTAATCGATACCGTTTATTGTATAAGTATTGTCCCATGGTGGTATCATAACGGTATAGATCTCTGTCTGCAAATAAAGAGAAAAATTCAGCAGGTTTTGTCAAAGCCAACATACGCATTATGGCAAACGGATATGAGCTTGAATTCCACCATGATGCCTGAACTGGGCCGCCATCTCCTGCTATCCAAGATTTTTGATAAGAAGTAGGATCAGTTAAGCCAACCAAACACTCACTAGGAGGTAATAACTGTCCACTGGATCCACTAGGTATGATGCTGGTTAATCCTGGTCTGGCATATTCTGGCAGTATATAAGGACCTGCTGGATCAGCTACTAAGCCCGCAGATAAATCATCCCATAACACAGTATTACCTGATGTATAAGGACCAGGGCCATAGCGAAGTGACCACCAAACAGGCTCTTCTGAAAATCCCAGCATTTCCCAAGGTGTAACATTTGGAGTTTCTGTATCGTAGAAGTAACGATACAATCCTCTCCAATTGCCTTGGAGTAATTGTTGTTTATCTATACGATTAGCGGATCGACTGTAATTCCAAGTAAACGGATTGTTAGCAGTATAATCTTGAGCGGTATAGTTTATTCTATTTTGTCCTACCCAAGTTAAAAAATCATCATTTAATATTTGATTGATTTCAGAATATGTATACGGTGTAGTTCTGAAATAGCCAGGGAGTAATGCGGTAGTTTGCGCTGGATAAAATGTAGGATCTACATTGTCAGTTGACAAAGGTATAGGATTGTCATCTACCTTTATGTTGTCATAGATACGTTTTTCAAATTCTAGAAGTACCTGATCTCGTATGTCACCGAATGCTATGGTAATGCTACCGTCGTGCCCTTGTATTACAGTGGTTGGTTCAGAATAAGTAAAATCAACATACAAGCTAGGAGTATATTTAGGATAAAGTCCCATTTTACTAGGAGTATTAGGACACCAGCTTGCTACAGTAGTGGGATATTCATTGATAGTTACTACATCGCCAATATTTAATGGCACTAAAATAGTTAGCTTAGGCGCTTCTGCGGATACTACATACTGACTATTACGTACAAGTAAAACTCCATTTAGATATACTAGTAGCCCAAGATAATTACTAGATGTAAAGTTATACATCTGAGTTAAATTAAATGTTGCGCCTGTAATAGGGTTAACTGTTGTGGAATTGCTAGTATAATTAACTCCCACTGGCAACATATCACTCCAGTAAAACGGACTATTATTGTTAAGTGTTGATGTAATGTAATTTATAGCAGTATCTAATATACTGCTTACAGATTGTCCTACACTGATGTTAATCTGAGTCACAGCATTCAATAATTTATTTTTATACTTGATATACTCTCTGCTGTTGTAATCTATAGCGGAAAAAACATTATATTTGTTAGAGCGTAAAAAATAACCTGCCAGTGTCAATGGAGAAGACTGCTGTAATATCTGCTGTCCATAGGGAACGATATTGCCCAAATCTCGAGAATTGTTTGGTCCATTTATTGCTCCACTAAAGTTTAGGAGATTTTCACAGATAGTAGTATACTGTTGACGTATGGTGCCAAGAGTAAATTGCTTGCTATTGCCATTGAACGGATTGTTTTCTAAATTTATAGGTATCTGATAAAAACCTATCTTGCTGACTTGTTGACTATAGGCCAAAACTTCAACAATGTCCCCAGCATTTATACCGTACCCGTTGAGGGTTATGGTAGTAGTGTTAGCTGTTGTATCAACAGTATAAGTGTAAGTTGAAGTCAACTGATACACGCTGTTGACAAAAATCTGCAACGGTGGTACATTTAAAATAGTCTCTACTACTACATCCAGCTGTAATGGCAAATTGTTATACGTAAACTGAAACTGTTGTCTAGGCAAACTAGGAATTGCCGCAGTTTGCCAACCTATTTCTAACTTAAAATCTGTTCTATCAGAATACTGTCTTACAAATCCAGAACTAACATCCACTGTGATGCCTGTTCCTGACGGAGTATATACAAAAGTGTCATCATATAAATTATTATCAAACAGTATGTCCCCGATATTGTCAATGCTGAAAAACGATAACGGAATACCTAACACAGTATCAACCGGATTATCTGGATTTTCAGCATAACTCAATAGCTTGCATCCCGTAAAATTAGTACTAGGATACTGCTCGATATCACTGAAACTGTAGCCCATACTGTTGTAAACATCAAACAACGGTGCTTGATTTATCTTGGTTTTTTGTTGTCCTTCGTACCATGTTGTGCCATCATAATAAAAATTAATTCCAGTAAGAGTATTTCCATTTAGACAAACTGTGGTATTGTTTGGCAATATAGGATCAGCTGCTATTGTTGTGAGATTTATAACAGGAATTGTAGATACTGTAGGATTAGGTACAATAAAATTAACTTGATAAATTTGACTTCTCACGTCAACATTATTGTCAACAGCAAAAATTATGTAATCTCCCTGCTGAACTTGATATCCATCAGTACCGTATCCTGTTTGTCCGTTGACATTGAGCAAGGCATCTGTTTGATTTAAATCCATTATGCTTACGGCTGGCACAGCTTGTGTTCCAAAATTAATCAGCTTTAGCCCAGGATTAAATTCTAAAATAGGACGATTAGCTCGATATGAATTTATAAAAATAGGACTAGTATTATTATACACAGCCGCGGCATTAATCACATCAATATGAAACCAACGATTGCTACGAGTCCAAGGATTTAAATCTGGACTAGCCATGCTTATGGTAAGATAGTCAGGCAACAATGGTTGACTACTGGTTGCGTCATATTGACCATAACTATAAGGCAATATATCATAGGGAATAGATATGTATCCCAAGTATGGCTCAGGAGTTACCATTGAAGCAACAGCAACTAGAGTTATACTTTCTCCCACACCATAAACGTAATAACTATTACCTTGATAAGAGGCGGGAAATACCGATCCCTGGAATGTAACTTTTAACCCATTCGTAAATGTTACACCGTTAGGGCTAGTGTAATTTTTTTTGCCTAATATTTCTGCGTCAACGTTGATGGTAGCGGCGGTATTTTCTTCGACAAAAGTTATTGTACCAAAAAATGTTGGATCAACACTGTCTTGATAATATATGAATGGCAGTGCGGCAGTCAGCAAGGGCATTATTTCAAAATAGCCATTGGCGTTTCGATACCATTGAGTGTTTACATATTCAGTACCAAAATTTATTAATACTTGGCTTAATTCAGCGACATCACCTAAATAATTTAAAAATATAAATGGTACTGGTCCTTCGTTGATATATTGAATTTGCCATATTCCAGTTTGGCTATTGGCATCGCTGTTGGTAAAAATTAAAGTGCGGCCATTGAGATTGGTAATACCATCTATACCATTCGGATACTGATTTAAAAAGTCAGCAACAGGAGTAGCATTTAAATCTTGATATGTAAGATTAGAAGGAGCTACAAGATTTACAGTTCCTGCGCTAGGCATGTTGTAATAAAAATCTTGGGCAGTAGTAGGAGGAACCTCAAATTGAACTGTACCTAGATCAATACCATTGTTGGTAACTCCCAGTACATTTCGATCTGAAATATTAGGAGAATAACTAAGCACTCCGTCAATTCCTGGTTGAGTTTGTATCCAAAATTGAGGCCCTGTGCCGGCAGTGGCGTCAACTATATTAAGCTGTCCTCTTAGATTAAATTCTACATCGTTACAGTAGTAAAGAGTATCAGGAGCATCTTGCGGAACAGTAAACGTCACTGTGCCTCTGGTAGCCCCTGAATTAGTAACACCATTAAGCCAAAGATTAGTAGTGCCAAGACTAGCTTGTGTTTTTATATAAAATGCCAAGGGCAAGCTTTGTACTAAATCCCAAGTATAGGTATTTCCGCGAACAAGTGTTAGCGTTGGATTAGGTATTTGATCGATACCCCAGCTGCTAGTACCATTGTTTATCACTCGATAATTTACTGTTTCTGGGGTAGGCTGTGCTACAACAAATTGGTAAACACCATTTCTAGCCAATACTATATTAGGATTAGTGCCTGCGTATCCACTAAAATTATAGCCAGAACTAGTGCGTGTTACAGTAAATGTCTGCGTAGTAGGTATTTTGGTAGCTGATACTGTGACTGCTAACGGACCTTCTGGAAGCCAGTAGTATTGCGAATAATTATTAAGTTTGTCAAAATTTACAAATGGATCCCAACTATAGTATTCGCTTTCAAATAGTCTGTCTGCTTGGTTGGTTACACCACCTTCTGTAGAGATGGCGTCTAGTATACCAGGATATGTAATCGCATCTACTATATTGCCAGTCAATGGGTCTAATAATACTACTCCTGGTTCTAATTGATAGTCATTACGAGAATTAGTTGGTTCTACCACATAATAGTCATTGGGGTTGACGCCTGGTCCAACCTTTTGACCTATAAATCCTTGAGTTTGTTTATATTGTGGTTCCTGTGTAAGCTGATCTAAAGTTGCACTTAGAAACTGTTTGTTTATCGGAGTCTGGAATATTTCTGGAAGTAGATCAACCGTACGAATTGAATTAGCCATTAATAAGCTCCGTTGTTATTAGATTGCTGTAAGTTGGTACTGGTTAGAGTTGAAATTACTTCAATGTCATTTACAGTAGCACCATTTACAAATATTTGGTTAGGAGCACATTGTATTTCGTACAAATCTCCAAAAGTTTGTTTGCTATTAAGTGGCACCAGCACAACAGACGATATATATGTGCCTATTTGGCTATGTATGTATGCGGCTAATTCACTAAAATAGAAAGTTTGACCAAAATTCCAATTGGCTATATCAAAATAGGCATTCATAGTAGCTAGTGTTAAATTTCTCAATTGATTATGGCTGGCATTAGTGTTGGCAGCTGGGATAATCTTAATTATAGCCCTAAGTGCTTGATCGGCTTTACTACCAAATAGAGGAACAAATTGCACACTGTTTAATATCAAATTGTCGCTGATCATTTTATAATTTTGTAGTCCAGCATAGTCTGTTGTCAATTGTTCTATAGTGGGAGTTGAAGGTTTAGTAACTGTGCCTGTAGTATCTTGAATCCACGCCGTATAGGCTGTATAATATTCTAGTGTAACTAGATAAAGGTCAATAATATTTGTGCTACCCGGATCGATTAGATTTGTCAATGCGCTGTTGTGTCTGTATTGAAAATATAAACTTTGTCTACCAACTTGGGCTATCCACCCTGTCACAGCAGTCAATATTCGCACACCCTGTAGAGTCAGTGATAATTGATAGAAGACATTTTCTTGGTATGCGTAAAATATCTGGCCAGTGACATATTGTTGTTTGACAAGTTCTATAGAATTTAGTGTTGGGTATATTCCCACCACAGTATCAGAAGGCTGTAACAAATATCTCTGTAAGTTGTCAAAATCTGTAGTGAGCTGGAAATACACATATGGTTGTATGCTGGTAGTGTCAGAAGGACTTATTCCTACTAGCTCCTGGAAAAAATCTGGATCATTTGGAATTCCGTCATTGTTGTAGTCTTGATAGCCAACTAAAATCTGGTAGTCGTCTACTAGTCCGTCGCTCAATATAGGTTGTCCTATGATTTTAAGAGTGGTGTCAGCTAGTAGTGGCGCATTGGTATACGGTTGACTGTTGGTTTTCAATACTTTTATGTAGTCATTAATCACAGTTCCAGTTCTGCTGTCGTAAATGGCTTGTGCTGTATCAAAAAAGAAACGCACTTCGACAACGCTTCCCCAATAATATTCAAGACTGCGCGATGATACTGTGTACTGTGCGCCATCATATGTTGCTTGTATCATCCAACTGGCATCTAAATTGGCACCAGAAGTATTTCCAGCGTATTGTTGACTCCACGCCGCTTCTATGTTTAGATTGGCAGCAGTTATCACGTACCAAGAATAAGGTGTTCCAGTTATACTTCCTGTTGAATCATAACCCAATCCAAAATTAGCTTTGACTACTATTTGGTTCAATATCAGCTGTTGTACACTGGTGCTAAATGTAGTGACAAATCGAGGAATAACTTGCGATGCTATAGCATTTGTCGGAACATATACATTTAATGTCACAGGTCCCACACCAGTAGCTAAATTCCCCAAACCTTGATTGGTTCCATTTCCCACAATAGCAGTTGGACTAGCCCATATCACCAAATGATCTTCATTTTTAATCGGAACACCTGGTTGTAACTCATTATTAACGTCAAAGTAATAACCGGCAGGAGGAACAAATTTTATTAAAGCTCCTTCTGTAATAAATTTAGCATTGTTGCTAGGAGAAGCACCTACAGGCACAGGCTGTCCGCTAGAATTGACAAAGTATCCCGTGGTTTCATTAACTATAGTGGTACTTTCATGCCATAGATAATCAATAGCCAAAAGATTAGGGCGTGAAAAATAAGCATAATAAAACTGCTTCATAGTCTCACCAACTAAAAGTGGCTGTATTTGATTTATAATGGCATTATTAATTTGATTGGTTGTTTGCCAAGTAAATGTAAACGCTGGTAAAACATTTGTATACCACAATGCTCCGTCGCTACCAAACACATTTGTTGACGAGTATTTTCCGGTAGGGTCAACCAAGTCCAAATATCTACTAGTTCCTATAGAACTACGATTTAACGCTGAACTTTTGATAATAGAATTATAAGTTGTAAAAGGAAAATTAGTATAATCTTCCCCGTTAACCATACGATTTTGTGTGTAGTATCTAGCAGGAGCACGTTCTTTGATTTGTTGTATGGTCTCGCGAGGAGCCGCATTAGTTACTGGATTAGTAAGTCCGCAAGTAAATGTTAAAGTTTCTATTCCGCCAGTACGACTAACATAAGATATTGGAATCTGTATAGACTGCATCTGTTCAGGATTAATAATATAATTCAACCCATTAGAAGCACGTACATAGGTTCTAAATTGCCCAACCGGAATAGCGGAAAATACATTATCCCCAAAGACCAATGTAATCTGATCGTTTGTTCTGCTGGTCACAGAAAATACTGTGCGAAGTGTAGGCGTCATCTGTTCTACCGCAGCCGCATATACCGATGGAACTATACTCCATTCTTTACTAATCTTTCCTACGTTGTCTAATTGATAAAGCCATATGTCTGTATTATTAATGCCTTCTATATTGATATCAACAGTGCGATTAGATATCTGTTCTATTAGATTGAAATCCTGATTTTGAAGTACGCCCTGTTTAAAGTAAAAGAAAAAACCGGTATTATCACTTTGAAAACCCAATTGATCATTGCGGAACAACACATTAAATATGCCGTTAGGTAAAGGGGCTGGTTCATATATATACGTTTCGCCCAGTGAAGTGGCATTTACAGCTTCAAAGGGCATGTTTATACCATCTATAGTAGCAGTATAGGGCACTACTGGCAAATAACCTGGCACTAAATTTATGCTGTATTCCTGCGTATCTACACCTAAAATAATTTGATCATTACCAGGACTTCCTACTTTTTGCGTATCAATTAAAGATGCGTTGATAATGGAAATAAACTGTTCTTGCCAATCAAAATTGCTGGGGTCTGCCCAGTTTACTGTAACGTTGGCTAAATTTATGCCATTATAATCGGTAATATTTTCAGTTGTGCTGACTGAAAATACTTTGAGATATCCCGAAGATTCTGTATTACGTTGCGGTGTATAGGAAACTAAATTGGCTAATTTTATAACGCTGTCTCTACGTTCCGCAGTATCTATATAATTTTCGCGGGTATTTAAATCCGTGCGGAAAGCCAATGCTTGCCCCATAAAGGCTATAACATCAAGTAATGCTATAAATTCAGATGATTCAATGTAATCATTAAATGTTTCCGGATAATACTGGCGTAGATAGTCAATAAAACTCTTGCGTAATGTTTCAAAATCGTAGCTTTGAAAATCTCCCTCGCTATAAGTTTGATAAATTCTTTTCCAATCTTCAACTCCGAAAAGTACTGTTTGTCTTGTAGTTGTGGCCATATTATTCCAGTGTTACAGTATTTATACCTAAAATAAACTGCGTATTTTAAGATTATACGTAACTAGCTGTTCCGGAAGTTTGATCAAAAAATATAGATAGCATCAAAGGATCTATGCCGGATACTATCTGTAACGAAAGTTCTATTAGCACACCGTTGTCTTGCGGGTACATAACCAAGTCTTGAATAAAAATCCTCGGATCACCACTAGCCACGCGGTGTACTTCGTTGGTTATCAAAGTTTGCGTTTCGGCTATTTGATTTTCAAACAAAAAACTCCATAACACAGTTCCGTAGTTTGGTCTACCAGGAAGTTCGCCTTGTCTAATATTGAAAGCATTTAATAAATCTATTTTAACAAGTTCATTATCTACTGTAGTAAAAGATTTATTTTTGCCGATTGTGCTAAAACCAATGAAAGTTGCCATACTTTATTTATCCTATACAGATTTACCAAGAATGTTAGTAATTGTATTCACCCCGTTAGAGGCAATATTAACAGCTTGAGAACCTAAATTACTTAATGATCCTAAATTACTTAATGATCCTAAATTACCCAACGTACTACCAAGAGAAGAAGATAACGATGACAAATAATCTTTAGCAGTTTGTATATCAAGCGCGGCCCCCAGACTCTGTACGCTAGGTATATCATAGTTAGGCGGAGTAATAGCCGAACTTCCTATGACTCTAACTGCTGCCGCGTCCACAGTAAGCCTATTAACTGTATTTTTAAAAGCTCCAGCAACTTGTACTGTACCATCTCCACCAAATTGGCTAGTGATACTGCCAAATGTTGCGCCAAAAGCTGAACTTGACCCTAGTGTATTCATCTGCTGACTTATGCCACCCGATATAGAATCTAATGACAGTCCTTGAGTAAGGTTAGATAAACTGCCCGATAAACTACCAGACACACTGCCTGCTATTGTTCCAATTTTTCCTGTGATATCAGACACAGTTGAACCTATGCCACCAGTAATGCTGCTAATACCACTGGATAAAGTTCCGCTCAATCCAGATGATAAACTACTGGAAGAGCTAGCCCATAAATTAGTAGCTTGCGTTCCATATTTACTGGCTACACTTACCAATGAACTCACATCACCTGATACTGTATTGGATAAAACACTAGTGGCTTGAGCCACAGAAGTAGACACAGTAGAAATTTGATCTCCCGCACTTCCCAATAATTGCGAAGCTCCCACACTTGATAATTGACTTGTTGCGGCGGAAAAATTAGTTGTACCTGTGGCTAGACTATTTAACCCCTGGGCATACAAAGCCTGAGCGTTGGGTCCTAAATTTGATATATCAGCGGGAATCTTGCCCAATGGCGAAGAAGACAATGCCGAATTTATACCGTCAAGCCACACAGGATCTCCCAATTTTGTTGTAGTTTGGTTCAATAAACTGTTAGATGACAAGTTAGTTGGGTTAGCTGTAAACAAACTCAAGGGAGAAACAGTAGTTAATTGTCCATCATTTGTAAACACTTGTCCAGTGGCTATACTGGGGGTAGAAGTAGATGCCACTGGGGGTATAATAGTACCAGTGCTAACCAGCTGATCATAACTATCCTTCATTAATTCCTGCTGTATTTGATTCTGAAGACCTTCATTAGCCAACAGATTGTTTACACCGTATACTCCGTTAAGTCCGGTCCATACTGCGGGAGAATTCATAAAAGCTGTAAAATTATCAGGATTAGCATTGGTATTAGGATTAACCGGGCAATATCTTGCGGCGTATCCTGGTTTGATATATCCCGCTCTTTCTAATTGCGATGAATTAAACCCATATTTTCCAACTCCTTTGGCTTGACTACTAGTGTCAGCTGGTTGGTTAACATCATTGGCAATTTGTGCCATGGTTCCTTGTATTTGGGAAGAAGTCAATATTCCTATAGGAGCAGGAGGAGGTACAAATATACCTTGGGTTGGATTGCTGATTACCTGAGCATAATCTGCTGAACTTATTGGGGCCGAAACCGGAGTGGTTGATACTGTGGTAGGTATGCTTGCTACTATAGGCAAATTTGCAATAACTGCCAATAAAGTTTTATCATCTACTCCTGCGGTGCCTCGTTGTAGTCTAGTCAGTCCAAATTGTTGAAAAGTTTCAACCGGATGTGTTAAACTATCTCCTATTTTATAACCTACAAAACTTCCCGCGGCCACCTGACCGTAAAATACTTTATCGGCTGCTATCTGTGTAGTGCCTTCTGGAGCTGTCAATGTAAATACGTCTCCCGAGGGCAAAGTATAATTAAAATTAGCCATTATTGTGTAGTTGAACCTTGATTAAATGCCACCGCAGATTTAGCCGTAGCCAATGCCTGAGCAGCCAAAGTAACTGAATTTCCCGTCTGTGTAATGGCAAATCCTGGCGGAATAGCAGGAGCACTAGGTGGCGTACTATTTGTGCCATCACTGAGATTAACGTCTACTTTAGTTCCTTGATTGTGATAAGGCCAAGGCTCGTGAGTTGGCGCTCTAGTAACTACACTGTTTAATTTTGTGGCGGCCACTTGCCATCCTGTAGATGTATTAAATGAAGCATCGGGCATGGTGTATGTAGTCAACCCTTTTGGTGTTTGTATAAATGAAGTTTCTGAAGAACTTGTTCCTGAATTAAGATCTATAGTTGATCCGTCAAACGCCAATTCTCCGTCGGCTGTCCAGCCCCCACTTCCGCTTTTTAAACCCAATGTTCCCCCGGCATTAATACCTATCATAGCTTGACCATACATATTGAGATCTTGTTTAGATATTATACCAAAATTCTGATTACTCTGTAAAGTTGTAGCAAGATTGCTGAGCATGTTTAAATTTCCCCCGGCATTAATATTGATATCTTGATCGGCATGAAGATTTAATGTGCCTTCGGTGCGAACATTAACGCTATTAGTAGTGTAAATATCCAGTGTGCCTTCTTGCCCAAACTCTACCCAAGCTTGACCATTGGCGTGAGCTATATAGATACTTCTGCCATCATCACTCATAGTAATCTGATGTCCCAATGATGTACGAATACGTATCAACTGATTATTTCCCGAAAGATCTCCATCATCTAACACAATGCTGTGTCCTCCTCTACGTCCTGCCACTTGAGTTTGCGTTGATTGTACTGTGCCAGCGGATATCTGCTGTTTGATGGTGGCATCTTGTAGGCCCCCGGTGTATATGGGACGACCAGGAGAACTCAACCCAGTTACAGAAGACGGACTCTCACGTTGAGCCGAAGATGTAATAGTGCCGCGTATAGGATCATTTACTGTGCCCTGTTGAAACAAAGCACTGGCAACGTAACTGTGTACTGGTTTAGGTTGATTAAAAAATTGTGGATTTTCGGTAATCTGCGTATTTTCCAAAGCATTGTTTATTTCAGTGGCGGGCAACTGAGTAGATTGTGCAAAATAAGAGTTTTGATCGGCATTTTGTTTGGCAGCGTTAGTAGTAGCACCTATTGCCGGCGTCATCTGGTTAATACCCTGTCCTGGAAGGAAACCAGTATAGTAACCCTGCTTGGGATCACCACCTATAAAGAAGCACAATACTGTGACCCCAACATCTGGCACAGTGGCCCACATACCATAACTTTGTTGATTATTGTTTGATCCATACGTACCAGAACCAGTTGATGTGCTGGTCTTGGGAGTAGCACCGGCAAACGGCGAGCAGTAACTGACAGTACGCCATTTTGATTGATCATTTTTGTTGCCTGTGCCAAATTGGTCAATGTAAACCTGTAGTCTTCCTGACCTTGTGGCGTCAACGTTATTCATGACTTCGCCACTGAAGGGTCCAAAATCTGTAGGCACTCCTCCGCGGTCAAATTTGTAATTTTGCGATCTACCAGTTGTGCGTTCGGTATTGATTGTCATTAATATATCCTTTAGTTAGTTTATTCACCCAGGGCCAGCATCATCGGGCGCGGCAATTGTTTGTGCGGGGGCAAAACTCGCATTGTTGGTGCCTGTTTCCGTTGCTGGTGTTTCAACTGATTGTCCGTTACTAGATGGAGCGTTTGGCGGGGCGGCAGGCACAGGATCAGCTGGTAACAACACAGGTGTGGTATAAGATGGACTAGGAAGATTATTAAGCAGTGCTGACCCAGCTGTTTTTAATTTGCTTCCGATAGTGTTGATAGTGGACAGCGCAGATGTAACGCCAGAGTCTAAACTAGATACAGCGTCTTTTAAATTAGGTTGCCGAGAATTTGACATATTAGTTTGTACTGATTGCGGTCTGCCAGTTCCGTTGATGGATGCTAATTGCTGTTGACTTAAATTAGTCAACAGCACTCCTGTTAATTCTTGTTCAAACATGCCTTGTCTAAAAGTATGCTTAACGTTAATAGCCGAATATGCGGCGCTTTGAGTAGCAGAAGTAGTTGATAATTTGCTATTGTTATAGTTTGTACCTGTAGCATTTATATCCATCAATCCCGTACTGAGATCGTAGTCTTCAGGAGCATTCCAATTTACAACAAAGACTCCGTCTTGTGCATCGGTGTTAATTGTTCCGTCAGGATAAAACCCCCCAAATTGAAAAGTACTACCTGTTATTCCAGTTACCTCGCCTTGTAGTATCCACGCAGGATCGCCGACAATTTTCAAAGTTATTTTAGCTTGATCATCTCTGCTGTATAAAAAATCAGCCAAACTGGCCGCAGGATTCAGTGATCCTTTTTTTCCACCCTGATCACTTTGGGCTGCCGCAGTCATTGGTATTGTGGGATATACCCATTCTAAAAGTTGTTGTGATAATCCAGGCTGTGTTGATACTGTTTGTGTTTCTGGAGCTATACCAACAGAAACATTATGCCATAATGCTGTAAAATTTTGTTCATAATGTAATACCTGAGTATTTTGCCCAGTGAACCAATAATTATAAACTTTATGCACACCTCGAAATTTAGGAACAGGAAAAAATTGACTATTGGCGTCAGTCAAAGCGTAAGGTGTAACTGTGTATATAGTTCTGTAAGCATAGGTATTTCTTTTGGAGTCTATCTTGTCACCTATAGGCAAAGAATTAACTGAGATTTTAAACCATTGTGTGTCGCCTGATTTTGAGCTGTTTGCTTTTGCGTTTGGCGTTAAATTTCCTGATTCTTGATTGACTATAGCATTTTGTTGATTTGTAATAAAGTCACTATTTCTCATTACCAGTTCAATAACCTGTACCACTTGCGTACCTTGCGATACTGCTCTAGAATCAGCTGTGGTATTCATACTATTGCTAGCCGGATTTAACGACGCACTACTGGAGTTTTCCATGGGGGTTGAGGAATAGTCTGTTGATCCAGGAACTTTAACTTTAGACTGTGCCAAAGATGGTGGAGAAAATTGAACTTCAAAAGTATTGGCTATTTCAACTGTGCCCTTTTGAACTAATTCTTGTTCCGCCTGATTAAGCGCCGCACATAATCCAGTATAAACATATTTTGAATTTCCTTTAGGCGCAGAAGTAGCGTTCGGTGGTGCTGACACCGAAGTGGCTGCTGATCCGGCGGCAGGGGTGGGTAAAATATTAGGAGCTCTAACACCTGCTTGTTGTCCAAAAGTAGTAATTGGATTTAAGTTGCTTATACCCGGCATTTTATCCTTGGCCCCATCCGTCGTTATTGGAAATATCTGTGTTTACTTGTTGCCCGGCAGCTATTTCTGCTGAACTAGAAGTATAATTTTTCAATATGTTAGTTCCTGTATTTACTAAGCCATTAATATTGGGTACTGCTTTACTCAGCGGAGCCGAAGACGAAGATGTTGGAGCAGAAGTTGTTGGTCTTCCATCGCTGGATGAATTTGCTGATGCAATGTTATTAGTAGATCCATTTAATAAATCATCTACAGTAACCCCAGTCAATTCAATATTAGTTGGCACTGACGCAGTTGAACTAGAGGTACCATAATAAGTGCTAGTAAAGGCTGCTGTAACTGAATATTCTATTTGTTTATCAGCCATTCTAAATTCTAACCCTGTCACTATATGAGGATAATATTTTGTTACCGGAGAATGAGTAATTTGATTTCCCTGAGAGTCATACCCATAAAAATTAATCACCATACAAAATTGAGCGGCTATTAAATTAGCTTGAGGGTTTTTAGTAAGGTCTCTGTAAGCATTGTTTAGATTTTTTAATAAAGTTATACCCGTGGGTTCAGTAATTTTAAATTTCATAGAAGAAATTGCCACCATACCGTTTTTAAGCAAAGCTGTTTCAATTTCTAAATCATCTAAGTAATAGTCCAAATTAAAATAGGGGTTTCTATTACCAGATACAGTAGATTTAGTATTTGTAGCAGGATTATTATATGCTCCAGTTACAGTTGGCGCAGATTGCGTATTATTCACAGCAGCACCACCGCTTTGAATCAACAATGACCATTGTGTAGGATTCCACTGAGCAGTGGGAACTTTAAGGGCGTAGCTGAATTGAGCAGGAGTCAGCATATACCAGCTCAAAGAATATGTATAACTGTCAAATGAATCTAAAATATTTGGCTGAGGGTTGATTGTTCCTGTGGGTGTGGTAGCTGAATTGATATTCTGATTAACAGTACTTCGTGTGATAACGCCAGCATCGTCGCTGGGAGCGGCAGCTCCTGGTTGGCTATTAGCCACTGCTGGCGTGCCTGATATATTTTGAGCATTATCAATTGGACCAGTGGCAGGTTGACTACTGGTACTTTGACTAGTTGAAGTTGTTACAACAGGATCATTTGTGCCGTCTGTTCCATTCAAGATAGCAGTTTGCTGTTGGTCAAGCGTTGATATTTGTGACAATAATTGTGCTCGCTGTTCTTGTACTGCCGCGATTGCAGCAGGATCACCGCTGGCCTGAGCATCTGCAAGATTTTGCCGACTTTGAGCATATTGTTGTGTGAGCGGTGTTATTTGATTAGTTATAGCCGCATATCTATTAAGCTGGTCTTGTGTCATTTTAGATGCCCAAAGCTGATTTTAAAGTATTAATGTTTGGAAGATAAATTTGTGTGCCCGAAGTAAAATCAAAAGGCGGACTGGTAAGGGTATTGGGATTACGTTGATAAAATACCCACCACAGTGAGCTATTTTGATAAAGATCATAAGCCAATAAATCAGGTCTATACTGATAAGTTTGATTTAGAGTCAACAGCTGATCTCCGGGCAATTTAGGTATAGGTCTATTGACCATTACATCTAAAAAGAATTGACTATATTGTGTTGAAAAATAGGGACTAGATTGATTATACGTGGCCATTACCACCATCCTTTCGTAATTCCGGCTCCACTGGCAAATTGATCCAAACTCCATTCAGTACTTTGAGTTTTGCGACTTATGATTGGCAATATAGAAACGGTAATATCCATTTTGGTAGGAACATAAGTAGGACTAACTGGCGGCTTAGCCTTGCCACCAATGCCAAATAAACTAGCTGCCTGGCTAACCGCACCCACGGTGGCTCCAACATTAGTCAACCTAGACACTATAGCCGAAGCCCCGGGTGTACCTAAATTTTGTAAAGCTCCAGTCAATCCACCCAAAGGCACTGCGCTGCCAGCTTGATTAACGGTGTCGGCTCTTATGTAGTCCACTTCGTCGGGCAAACTGTAGGTAAAACTTTGAACCACGCCTGGGTGATTATTAAACTGATAAGTGCCAAATCCTGTGAGATAAACTAGGGGAGGAGGTGTACCACGCTGTGCGTCTTGTCCATAAAACATTTTAGTAACCGATTTATAAAACTGAATCACCGCCAAAAGATAGTTGGCGTCGGTGGTGTTTTGTGCGGTAAAATGTCCGGTTATAGTAATAGCATCTACACTGCTATTTTTATAGTAGTATCCTTTGTAATTAGAATGTGTAAGCTCGTAAGCTGAGTAATTGGCTTTGTACCCTACTTCAATTTTTGGTGTGTAAGGGTATAATACACCGCCTGTGGCTTGTAGTGGAGACAGTATGCCGGGGTTAGAGCCCATGTAGAGATAATTAGCACTTGGGGCGAGACTTACTCTGAACCGCCAGTCATTGCTAGATGGTCTTACACCTTGTACCGCCGAACGACTGGGCTGTTGCTGGGCATTCATCACACCAACCATGGCTGTTGACTGCGGCTGGTCAGAGTTAGTGGGATTACCATTAAAAATACTAGAGTCAGTATTGCTGGATTCTTGTGCGTTTGCTACCGCATCTGAAATAACTGGTTTCGGTGAGCCGATAAACTCATTTGCCGGTACCGCATCTGTTGGCGGGGAATTATAACCATCTAAAGCTGGCGACAAGGGATCCGGCTGAGTGTTAATAGAAATAGTCGTGG